ACCCAAACATTTACAAGAGGCCAAAGTAATTTTAGACTTCCATAAAAAAATTTGTGTCAAGAATGGTATCAACCCCGAAGCCGGGTTTGACGACATGCTCGAATTTTATAAGAGGTTGTTGGGGGATCGATTAACCCCCCACCTTCCTCAAGAGTCTCCGTAAATCGCTAGGATTTCTTTGACAGCCTCGTGTCTCTCAATATCACCTACGGTGAAATGACAGATATCGACATAGCGGTGATTATCAAAGTTATTATATAACCCAAGGAATTCGAGCAGACCATTATTAGTTGGTCGATCGGCCTGCTGTAGATCACCCGTGACTACCATTTGCGATCCTTGTCCCAATCTTGTTAGTAACATTTTCATCTGGCTTGGAGTTGCATTCTGCATCTCGTCAGCTATGATGATAGCATTTTTAAAAGTGCGCCCCCTCATATAAGCTAGAGGACTAACCTCAATCACCCCCTCTCTTACCATGTTTTCGATTTCTCTAGCCGAATAATTTTCTGTAAAAACGTCCATTATAGGTTTAGTCCAGGGTTCCATCTTCTGATTTAGATCACCGGGTAAAAATCCATGATCTTCATCCACCGAAACTGCTGGTCTTGTTATCACTATTTTACACGCTTCACCTGATTTAAGCTGCTCGATAGCCCATTGCACAGCCAACATTGTTTTACCTGTGCCGGCAGGACCTATGGCAAAAATTATCATTTTGCTAGGGTCGTTTAGCTTTAGTAGGTAGTTTTCTTGGCTTAGATTTTTGGGATAAATCTGGATTCTGCGTTTTTGATATGGTGAATTGATGTTATAGACGTTGTTTACGTGGGTTTCTTGCTGCGACTTTAAAAGTGCTGCTTTTTTTCTCTTCATATAAGGTTAGCCTCCTTTAAGTGTGTTAGGCACAGACCTTTGACCGTTCGTGTCCGAGCCCGAACACAATTTTATTTAACAAGATGGATTAAAAGTTATAAGTTACGTTTACTTTTTTCAGCTAAATATATTTGGGAGTTACTATGACAGATCTTAAAGATATTCTTTCAAACATTGAAAATATTTACGGCTCTAACAACAGTCTGAACATATTAAAGGACTTTGAAAGGGTCGTAGATGAACTAGACGTCTATGTGTACGAAAACTGGATAGACGGTGAGTTAGTGCAGGGTCCTAAAGAAAGCAGATATTGGATACAATGCACTTTTATGTGGCCTGAGGACAAAATGCCCGAACCTAAAGGCGGGTTAAGATTGATGGAGTACGGCTGCAAAGTAGAGTTTGCAGAATCAGTACTAGCCAGAGTAAGAAAAATACGAACTCCCGACGACATACGCCCTGGAACACGAAAGGGCAAAATTGATCATGATAACATATGGTTAGTTAGGATTACTATGCCTAAAAAGTTAATGCACGATATTAACAGGGGCTATCGTAACTTAGACGCCAATAAAGTAGAAGATATCTTGAATCAGAACGGAAAAGTACAGTTTATGCAAGATGAAGCACAAGCAGCGACCGGAGGAGAACAAAATGCAGAAGCCGCTGCTTGAAGGTCTACGACCCAATGATCTAGAGGATTTAGTATTTGGACTATTTGAAGTCGATACTTATAAATCTAAGATGGGGGAAGATCGAGACGTTTGCGTGGTAACCTTTAAAGTTAAGGATAGAAATCCTGCAAAAGACTTAATGGAGTTTATAGAAAAAGGTTACCATTTTGTTTTAGATGCCGATGTCAGCTCGGGAGAAAACTCAGACGGAAACTATTATGTGTTCGTGGAAATATCAAGAAGCAAAGATCTAGCAGAAAATATCAAAGACTTAATATCAGGAGTTTCAAAGCTCACTGGACTTAGAGAGTGGAGTTTTAAGTACCACAAGCAGGAATCTGTTAACGAAGCCAATTCTGAAAACCTCAAGTCTAAAATTCCCGACACTCCTGCATCATATGAAGGGTTCGTAGTTCAAGTTAAGACTGAAGGTGTTAAGAAATTTTTCAGTAAAACACTAATGGATGACCTGAAAATCGACGGTGATATTATAACAATTTATAAACCCTTTAACCAGAAACTAAGTTTCAAATGGCTGAATCAGGACGATCCGCAGCCTGTTATCGAAGGTGCAGAGAGCCTAGATCCCAATTCTACCGCAGAAATTTTTTGGTTAACCAAGGTTTTAGGCGATTATGGCATAAGTAAGTTTGGAGACCGACTGCTTTTAACTAACGGTAACAAAAACATGTTATTGCAAAGGATAGAACTATGAGTTTTACTTTCGAATTTAAAAAAGAACAGCTAAGAGAAATTATAGGGAAAAACCCATATGTAGATAATTGGTTCGATGCTCTGCATCAAATATTACCAGATTATCAAATCAATACGCCACAACGTGTAGCAGCTTTCGTAGCGCAATGTGCTCATGAAAGTGGAGGATTTAAATTTCTCAAAGAAAATCTAAACTACAGAGCAGCCAGCCTACGTAAAGTATTTCCTAAATACTTTCCCGACGATGCTATAGCCAATGATTATGCTAGCCGTCCTAATAAACAAGAAGCTATTGCTAACCGAGTATATGCTAATAGAATGGGCAATGGCGACGAAGCTTCAGGTGACGGTTTTAGATATCTAGGAAGAGGCTTGATCCAGCTGACAGGAAAAAACAATTACACATTGTTCGCTGCCAGCGTGGGCGTTTCAGTAGAAGAAGCTGCTGAATATCTACAGACATTTGAAGGTGCTGTGCAGTCAGCCTGCTTTTTCTGGGAACAGAACAATTTGAACCAGTGGGCCGATCAAGGTGACATCCTTACATTGACCAAAAGAATCAACGGCGGCACCATAGGATTAGAAGATAGAATAAAACATTACAAACATGCTTTGCATGTTTTCGGAGTCCACTAATGTTCGGTGCAGGTGCTGCGATTAAAATGATCGGGCTTTTGTTGATTGTCTTGCTGATAGCAGGCGGCTTCTGGTACGTCACTGGTCTTCGTGCCGATCTAGCTGTCAGCGAAGAAAACAATAAAAAAATGATAGAAGCAGTAGAAAAACAACAAGAAGCACTTGAATCTCTCAAAAAAGACCAGGAACAAATCAAGGAGCTCAACAATGAACTTAACACCACAATTAAGCTACAAAACAAAGATATGGAGAATCTTAAAGATAGATTCACAACAAGTGCCAGTGGTGAAAAAAGAGATTTTGGTAAAAGCGCTGCCGCCAAACCAAATTCATTAGAAAGAGCAGTAAACAGAGGAACAGTGAATGCACTACGCTGTTTAGAAATCGCATCAGGTGCACCATTGACGGAATTAGAAAAAAATGCAACATTACCAAGCGAAATCAATAAGGAATGTCCTTCATTGGCCAATCCTAATTATAAGCCTTCTAGCGCTAACTAGTCTCACTGGTTGCGCGAACTTTTCGTTATTCAAACCTAAGGTAAAACCTATAGAGGTCGTTACCAAGCCTTTAGAAAAAACACCGTTAGATATTCCGTTTCCAGATCCAATAAAGACCAAACCTATTTCATGGGTAGTCATAACTCCTGAAAACGTCGAATCTCAGTTTGCAAAATTACAAGAAGCAGGTACTGATGTTGTATTCTTTGCCATGACTCCAGACGGATATCAGCAGTTGGCCATAACCATCGCTGATTTAAGAAACATGATCAATCAGCAAAGAACCATAATTGCAAAATATAAAGAATACTACGAACCACAGGTAAACAAGCCTGAACCAGTTCAAGAAAAGAAATAAGGATCATCAACGGAGCGATGTCACAAAAAAAATTAGGATTCTTCGCTAGGCTGTTTAGAAAAAAAATTAAATTGACTTACTGGGTCAATGGACAACCTTACAGCATCGAAATCTGCGATTTCACAGAACAAAGTCCAGAATGTATAGTATATAAAGATTATTATACAGCTAAATCAACTTTGATCAAAAGCAATGACAAAATTCCCTACGTTTTAGAACAGATAAAGTGATGGGCAAGGTTATGCAGAAAAAATTGTGCAGAGATTCAAGGTACAACAAATATGATGCTAACTGGGACGGTACCGTCGACGATGACGAGATCGATAATGCTCAAGAAATGTTGGAACTAGAACTACGAGAAGAAAAAGCTGATGCACACAGAAGGATGGCATGGGTAGCCATGATATCTATGATATTGTTTACCATAGCACTATTCCTTCCTATAGTATCAGAGACCCGGGTGGCGGCATTGGCTGATCTGCTAGGACTGTTTTATATCGCACAGGCAGGAGTAGTCGGTGCGTATATGGGAGTCACTGCTTGGATGAGCAAAGGTCAACCAACTGTGGTGTCTAGGCCGGCTCCTAGACCAAAACGTGTGCCGGAAACTGAAGAACCAGAAATTTAAAAGGAGATAAAAATGAAACTATTAGGAACCGTTGTATTCGCAGGTCTTTTATCAATAAGCACAGTTGCCTGTGCTAAGGACGAGACCCCAGCCGTAAAAGTTGATGCTGCTAAAGTAACACAAGTGGCAGAAGCTAAGAAAGAAGAACCAGCCAAGCAACCTGAATTCAAAACTGTGTGTTTGGATGTACAGGGCAAGGACGGTAAGCCGGTGATGGATCCAAAAACTGGAAAACCAAAACAAAATTGCACTAAAGTCAAAGTACATCAGAAGTTCGAAGGAACTAAAATCCCCGACGGTAAAAAATAATACTGTCGTACTTTATCATAGTAAATATATAGGACTGCACAACAGTCCTATATTTTATTAACTATGGATTATTATAGCACATTAGGGTTAAAACGGGGAGCTTCACCGGACGACATCAAGAAAGCCTATAGATCTATGGCTATGAAACATCACCCCGATAGAGGTGGCGATGAAAGAAAATTTAAAGAAGTCGAAGAAGCATATAGAACACTCAGCGATCCTGAAAAGAAAAAAATGGTTGACATGGGTTTAGACCCAAATAGTCAGGCTGCGCAAGGGTTCAGCGGGTTTGGTCAAGGTCCTTTTGAATTTCATTTTAACACAGGAAATTTTGACGATCTTTTCGGTCAATTCGGATTTGGCATGCCGAGGCGGCCTAGAAACAAATCATTTAACGTCGGTGTTGAATTAACCTTAGAAGAAATACTCACCGGCAAGGACGTAAATGCTGAGCTAGGTTTGCCGGGCGGAATCAAAAAGTTTGTTAATATAACCATACCGGCGGGCATAGAACACGGCCAAAGCATAAGATACCAAGGCATGGGAGATCATTCTTTAAAGGAATCACCAGCAGGAGATCTTATTGTCAATGTAAGAATAAAACCTCACAAAAGATTTAAAAGAGAAGGCGACAACATTCTATACGATTGTAGGTTGTCGGTCTGGGACGCTATCCTAGGCACAAATATAAGTTTAGAAACTTTAGATAAAAAAATCATCAATATTGCTGTACCTCCAGGAACTCAACCAGAGACTGTTCTTAGTTGTAAAGGAGAGGGTCTGCCGAATGTAAAAAGCAAAATGAGAGGAAATCTATTAATAAAGATATCCCTAGATATCCCAAGAAATTTAACCGAATCTCAGAAATTAATGGTAAAAAATCTAAAAGATGGACTATAAACTATCCACACACGCCACATTAAAACAGCGTAGCGATCCTTGGGACTTCGAAAAAGATACAGACGCCGAATCTCTAGAACAGCAAATGATAGAGATAATGCTTACAAACAAAGGTATAGGGTTAGCTGCAAATCAGATAGGAATCGCAAAACGTGTTTTTGTTATGGGACATGTCAATGAACCTAGCTTACCTAAGCCTTTCGCGCTATTCAATCCAACTGTTATCGAAGCATCAGGAGAACAGGAATTATATGAAGAAGGATGTCTTAGTTTTCCAAACATATGGTTAAAAATCCGTAGGCCCAAAGATATCGCAATTTCCTATTACGATAGTAAAGGTTTAAAACATGCGATGGAATTGACCGGCCTAGCCGCTAGATGTTTTCAACACGAACTAGATCACTTGGATGGCATATGCTTTGTTGACAAAGTATCACCTCTGAAATTACAATTAGCACTTAAGAAATCAAGGAAACTTAAACGATGATACAACCGAGTCAGAACTTGCAACAAATTTTTGAGTATGCGGTTAATCTAGCCAAAACTCTCAAACACGAGTATATAACTATCGAACACATTATCTATAGCATTACTATGGATAATCACATTGGAAAAATGTTAACTGACTTTGGAGCCGACGTAAATTTTGTTAAAAACAATTTAGAAAATCACATTAAATTTAACTGTGACGATTTAAAGACTGATCAAGAAAACTTTAAGCCAAAAAAGACCACAGCAGTAGAAAGGGTTTTAAACAGAAGTTTTTCTCAGGTTCTTTTCAGCGGGCGCCAAACTATAGAACCTTTTGACGTCATCATAAGTGTGCTCAGCGAAAGAAACAGCATGAGCTATTATTTTCTTAATAAAGCTGGTGTCAACAAAGAAAAATTTATAGGGTATCTACAAGCTCATTATCAGGAAGAAGAAGAATCAGAGAATCAAATCGTGCATGCGGCCCATATTGAAAAGATTATTAATCAGTATTGCACCAACCTTTCTCTATTGGCAAAACAAAGAAAAATTGATCCTGTAATAGGACGAGAAGAAGAATTAGAAAAAATACAATTGGTCTTGGCCAGAAGAAGTAAGTGCAATGTAATCATGGTAGGCGAGCCTGGGGTAGGTAAAACGGCTATTGCAGAAGGACTGGCCAGAAAGATTTTTGAAAAGAAAGTTCCCAAGTTTATTCAAGATCACAGTGTTTATACTTTAGACATTTCTGCATTGTTAGCAGGATCTAAATATAGGGGTGATTTTGAAGAACGCATAAAGGCGGTGTTGGCAGCGTTAGAAAAGAAAGGCAAGATCATTCTTTTCATCGATGAGGCTCACATGATGCAAGGAGCAGGAGCAGCAAATCAAAGCAGTAACGATTTGGCGAATATGCTCAAGCCAATTCTCACAAAGGGGGTGATTAAACTAATCGCATCTACAACTTGGGAAGAATATCGTAAGCACTTTGAAAAGGATCGTGCGCTGATGCGCAGATTCCAACGTGTTACTGTAGATGAACCCACCCCAGAGCTATCAGTGAAGATCCTCAAGGGTGTTAAAAAATATTACGAAAAGCACCATAGTGTAGTTATAACTGATGCAGCAATCGAACATGCCGTTAAGCTATCAGTAAAATACATGAGTGATAAGAAACTGCCCGATAAGGCCATAGACATTTTAGATTGTGCCTGTGCTAGATACAAAATAAAAGATGATCCAGCGGAAGAAGGCATTGATCAAATCGTAGATGTAGAACAAGTTAGCTACGAACTAAGCAAAATGATCAACATGCCTCTTGAGACTGTGGCGCAGCGAGAAAGCAAAAATCTTTCTGAACTCGAAGGACAAATGAAATCCGCAGTCTATGGGCAAGACAATGCACTAGACGTTTTATTGGATAAGATATTCGTAGCACAGGCCGGTATGAAGTCTCCTAATAAACCTATCGGAAGCTTCTTGTTTTTAGGGCCCACAGGCTGCGGTAAAACTGAAACAGCAAAACAACTGTCTGATAAGATGGGCGTTCCTTTGATCAGATTCGACATGAGCGAATATCAAGAAAAGCACTCTGTGGCAAGATTAATCGGCGCTCCTCCGGGCTATGTCGGGTTTGATGAAAACGCCGGCCAACTGATTACCAAACTACAGGAATCACCCAATTGTGTGCTATTATTAGATGAAATTGAAAAAAGTCATCCTGATGTCAGCAACATTCTTCTACAGTTTATGGATAATGGGTTTGTCACTGGATCTAACGGAAAGCAAGCCGATGGTCGTAATTGCATTTTGATCATGACGTCGAATCTTGGAGCCAGAGATAACGAAAATAATACCATCGGTTTTGGCGATCTAGAACGAGACGGGGAAGATGACAAGGCAATTAAAAAACACTTCGCTCCGGAGTTTCGAAATAGGCTAGATGCCGTAATTAAGTTCAATAAACTTGAAATTTCAGTAGTGAAGGAAATCGTCAAGAAGTTTGTTGGAGAACTTAATCAACAGCTTAAGGATAAAAACATTGAAGTTCATCTTACACAGGATGCAACTAACTGGTTGGCCGAAAGAGGCTACAATCGTAAGTTGGGTGCTAGACCGTTAGCTAGACTTATCGATAATAGCATAAAGAGCCCACTAAGCCGCAAAGTATTGTTCGGGGAATTAGTCAATGGCGGATATGTTTTGGTTAAAGTTGTTGGTAAGGAACTGGATTTCGAGATTAGACCAGAACCTTTTAGCAAAGCAGAAAAAAGAGCTATCAAACTAGGTTTACCTATGCCCGAGGTAAAGGAAGAGGCTCAGAGCTTATAAATATAAGATGTCCGTCGAATCCTTCCTATTGTTAGCACAAACCAGCACAGAGTCTGCAGATCTGCAGGTATATTCTTATGGAGACAAAAGCAGAGGAGCAGGTTACTTCCGCAAAGCAGGAGGCCTGCATACTCTGCTGTTCGTGTTGGATAATTTCAAAGGCAGTATTAAGATACAGGGTACTTTAGAAATGTATCCTGGCGATAATGATTGGATTGATCTAGACTATACCAACGGGTCTGCATTAGATTCATTAGATAGCACAGTGTTAACCACTAACGAAACACGCAATATACTAGGCAACTGGCTCTGGATCCGCGCTGCTTACATCATTGAGCAGGGCACAATCAGCGAAATCCGATATAATTTCTAACTAGCTTTTTATTATAAATATAGTATTATCCATCAGGAAAATACTATGAGAGACCTATTATCTAAACTAGACAGAATACTCAACGAATCTGCTGATCTACAGGATGTTAAAAAGCATGAATTAGCCGACGATCCTGTTATCAAAAAAGCCATAGATGATAAAGAAAAGCTAGAGCCATCGAAAACTGAGGAATCTTGGTTTTCTGTAGGCGATGAGTTTGGTATTAGCTTTTCCGAAGATATGGAAATTGCCACAGAAATCACTGATATTTTAGATGATGGTATAGTAGTAGACTTAGATGATGCAGCGTTAGAAATGTTAGAAGACCAAGGAGTTCTATTCCTGGAAGGTGAAATCACTGAGAGCGAGGCAATCAAAGGTGTAGACGGCAAACGTTGCTGGAAAGGTTATAGACGTATGGGCACCAAAATGAAAGGTGGCAAGCGTGTAGATAACTGTGTTAAAGTAGGTGAAGGTAAGTTTGACTTCGATGACGAAGATGACGAAAGTCCAGAAGATCCGGAAAAAGATAAAGTACAGCATATAGTAATGCAAGCTCGTAAAGCCTACGACGTCGAAGGTAACTATCCTTTGACATTTAAGGATGGCAGCAAGGCAAAAATGCCGTTGTCATTGTTGGCTAAATTTTTAATGGCTTACAACAGAAGCAAGCCTCTAGAAAAAGAACAACTTCAAAATCGTGCAGCACAGAGTCCTAAGGATTTCCAAATGGCAGTCATGGGCGAAGCTGTAGCTGAAGGTGATGTTGACGAAGCCAAGTATCGCGGTAAAGAAGTTCCACTAGGTAAAAAACTACCAGGCGATGTTAAAAAATCAAAAGTATATGTACGCAAGCCGAATGGCAATATCGTTAAAGTAAACTTTGGCGATAAGAAAATGCGTATCAAAAAATCAAATCCCAAGCGCCGTAAGAGTTTCCGTGCAAGACATAATTGCAAGAATCCAGGCCCACGTTGGAAAGCACGTTATTGGTCTTGTAGGAGCTGGTAATGTTATTAAAAGAAACTTTCAGTCCTGTAGGCGGACCGAAAACAGATCAATCCGACATCGATTGGATCGACGATCTAAAATTCTACATGGATAACGACGATGACGCTCTTAGCGACTACTTTTTTCCAGCAATTAAAAAGCATAAAAAATATCTAGGTCATCCCAATGCTTATATGCTTTACATGAAACCACTTAAAGTTTGTCTTAAAAAATATTGTACAAGATTCAAAATAGAAGATGCTGACGAAAAATTTCCAGAAGAAAAACTAAAAGAATTAGCTAAAAGCCTTTGCAAGCAACAAGAAACATTTATAAAGAGAGGCGATTATGATAGATAAACTTCTCGAAGGCGGCAATGTTTTTAAAGATGCCGACAAACAGCCTCTGACTCGCAGAATCAAAAGAGACGAAATCAGTAGCACTATTTCTTTTTTAGAAAAGCAAACAGGCATCGATTTTTCTCTAGACAAAGACGAGGAGGGTGTACCAATTAAATGGTTAGGTACTACCGGAAGAAAAGAAGACTCTGGTGACTTAGATCTCAGTGTCGATGTCAACGAAGTAGATAAAAAAGAATTCGCTACTAAGCTAATCGGAATTTTCGGTAAAGATTCCGTGAAACTATCTGGTGATAACGTTCACTTAAAAACTCCTATCAACGGTGATCCTTCTTTAGGTTTCGCACAAACAGATTTCATGTTTTCTGCTAATCCTAAATTCCAGCAGGGTTCTATGATTGGTGGTCAGGGAAATTATAGAGGTGAGCATAGACATATACTATTGGCCAGCATAGCCAGAGGAAGAGGTTTAAAATACAGTCCAAAATTTGGTTTGGTAGATCCGGAAACCAACGAACCCTTGTCGGGCGGCGACGATTGGAATAAGATCGCTAAAGATTTATTAGGACAAACTGCCACTGTTAAAGACATTCGTTCTGTAGATAGTATAATAAACTATATCAAAAAATTACCTAACTATGAAGAGTTAGTTGCTGCTGCTAGAGATACTTTAGGAAAGCAAGGTATTACTTTACCAGAGAATAAAACTATAGAAACATTTCAACCGGGTACTATCGGTTGGATGAGACAAATGATAGATATCTGCAAATGAGAGCATTTGAATTTTTAATAGAAGCTGAAGCACCTGCACCTAAAAAGGTAGGCAGAGAATTTCAGCATCTTGAAGATCTAGTTTTTACAGAACCCAATGGCGCTCAACGTGCCATAACTGTACTACAAAGTCTAGCCAGTCCCGATAAAAAGATATCAATCAAGTGGGATGGTAACCCTACTGTCTATTGGGGTAGGGACGAAGACGGTACCTTCCGCATGGTAGGCAAGAACAACTGGGGTCGCGAAGAAGGTAAATCATCTAGCCCAGAGGAATTAAAATCTTTTATTATGAGTCGTGGCAAAGGTGAAGACTGGCGTGAAAAATTTGCCGGCGATATGGCGCAAATGTGGCCCATATTCGAAGCTGCTACTCCTAAAGATTTTCGCGGTTATGTCTACGGAGATATCTTATTCCATCCAGGAAAACCTTATCAAGGAGCCGACGGAAGGATATCTTTTACCCCTAACCAAACAACCTATTCAGTAAAAGTTAACAGCGCCGATGGTAGAAAATTGTCGCAGGCGGATGTGGCCATTGCTGCACATAAAGTATTCGAGTACTTCGGCGACAAATCGGGAGAAGATTTCACACAACCGGAAATCTTTAAAGGTAACCCTAAGTTAGCTGTATACGGACAAACATATATTAGTTACAGACCTGAAGTCAAAGCAGACAATCTAGATAAGATTAAAAAATTAGCACAACATCAAAACAGTATTAATAAATTTTTAGAACCTGTAGCAGGAATGGGTTATCTCAGTAACGAGATCTATTCTTTTGTTAATAATCAAAGTAAGACCAAGCAGCTGGATAATATAGACTCAGAGAATTTTTTTAAATTCGTAAGTAAAACTCCTGCAAAAGCTAAAAAAATATTAGAACACAGTCAAAAGCATCCAGGTGTTTTAGATAATTTGTTCGCATTAGTAAAAGAAATAATGGCTGCAAAAAACGAAGTCATAGCAGAATTAGATGCTGCCGAGGGCGATATTACTGCACACACGGACGGCAAGCCCGGTGGCGAAGGATATGTCAGTGGCGATGACAGTGTAAAACTAGTGCCTAGAGATAGATGGACACCTTACAGGGCAGATTAAAATGCTATTATCAGAATTATTAGAAGCCAACGGTAAAACAGTAGCAGTAACTTTTGGAAGATTGAATCCTCCAACTATCGGGCATCAAAAATTAGTTAACGCAGTATTAAAACAAAAAGCAGATGCACATTATCTATTTGTTTCTCAAACGCAGAAAACCGAAGGCAAAAATAAAACAAGACTGAGTAATCCTCTACCGTTCGATATTAAATTAGGATTCATACAACAAGCATTTCCAGAAATCACTATAGGTGACACATCGGTGACCACTGCCATAGGTATGCTTCAATATCTAGAAAAACAAGGGTTTGACAAAGTAATTTTTGTAGGGGGTTCTGATAGAGTTTCAGACTTCCAACAGCTTTTTGACAAACAAAACGGCATAGATTATAATTTTGATTCTATTCAAGTAGTAAGTAGTGGCGACAGAGATCCAGACGCCGAAGGAGCTGAAGGAATGAGTGCCAGTAAGATGAGGGCGGCTGCTATACAAGGAGACTTTGATAACTTTAAAACAGGGTTACCAAGTAAGCTTCAAACATCGGCAGATGATGTTTATAAGAATGTAAGATTAGGTCTCGCACCGTGGATTTCAGATTCAAAGGAAGAACAAATGAGATTTAACGATATTGTACCAGAAGCAAAAAATAAAAAACCGACTCCGTTAGTCAAAAATCCAAACCCTGTTGCTAAGAATGCCATGGCCGCTGTAGGCGGTGGCGGATTCGGCAGTCACAAAGACAAAAAGGCAGCGATGAAGCGTGGTGATGAAAAGCATAAGAAAGATTACGCAGCTATGGCAGAAGGCGATGATGATTGGGGTAGCATGAGTAAAAGAGATTTCAAGCGTAAAGAATTAGAATGGGAATTACGCAACGAACCGCCTAACAATATTCAAGTGGTTATTAACGGTAAGCCTTGGAAAGTTTTTGCAGGACGAGGTAGACCAGACAGTGCAGAAGAATTCAATCATTTAAGAAAAATGCAACAATGGGCCGATAGTAAAAGTGCTGCCACCGGCAAGAAGTGGCATGTACACTTAACTGGTGCACCGGCATCTAAGTAATGGACATTGCAGATTTAAAACGCCTAGCCGGCATCACAGAATTCAAAGGTTACCAACCTTACCAAGGTAGTAACATAAGTATCACAGGAAATGAAAAGCGTCAGATAGAGCGTGAAAAGAAAATCAAGCCCGGCACACCGGAATGGTTTCAATTATGGTTTAGTTTGCCTTATCTGACTGGAGAAAAGTTTGGGGATGATCAATGGTTGAGATAACAGAATCAGCAAAAACAAAAATCATGGATATTTTCTACGAAGAAAATAATCCTAATTTAAAATTAAGGACATTCGTACAAGGAGGTGGATGTTCTGGAATGCAGTACGGGTTCACATTTGACGAAGATCAAAATGATGATGATTTTGAGCTTGACATTGGTCCTACTAAAATGCTTATAGATGCGATCAGCATGCAATATCTAACAGGTGCTGTTATTGATTACAAAGAAGACATCATGGGCAGTAATTTTAGTATTAAAAATCCTAACGCCCAAACTACCTGCGGATGCGGTAGTAGTTTCAGTATGGCTGACGATTTTTACGACGATCATAGTTTCCATCAATGAAATCTAGAGAGTTTATATCAAGGCAAATGCCTGTGCGAGAAAAGGTTAATCGCACAGAATCTACAGAATTGGTAATCTTCGATATAGACGATACCTTGTTACACACTACTGCAAAAATTAATGTTGTCAAAGATGGCGAAATCGTCACGTCGTTAACTAATCAAGAATTCAACAATTATGAATTAAAGCCGGGTGAAGAATTTGACTTTGGTGAATTTAGAAACGCTCGCAAGTTTGAAGAAGAGTCGGTGCCCATTGGTCCTATGTTAGATAAATTGCGAGGAGATTTAGCTGCTGGCAAAAATGTAGTTATGTTAACAGCCAGAGCAGATTTTGACGATCAAAAAACTGTATGGCGCACTTTTAAGCGTCACGGTATAGATATCAACAAAGATGTACATTTATTTAGAGCAGGAAATCAACCGGGCGGAGCTAGTCCAGCTGCTAAAAAGGCCATACATGTAAGAGACTGGCTTAATGACGGTAGATTCAAAAAAGTCGTGATGTACGATGACAGCGAGAAAAATCTAACAGTTTTTAAATCATTACAAAAAGAGTTTCCGGAAATTAAATTTGAAGCACATCATGTAAGTGCTTCAGGTGATACTACAAAGTTTGAAGCAAGCTATCCCGGTAATATTGGCATAATGGAAATATCCTTATTTTATAAAATGGCTAAGGAAGAGCAGAAAAAATTATTCAAAGAACTTATAGCTAAGGGCAAAAAAGGACTTGCGTGGAAACTAGTACAGGATGTCGTGGGCGTTAAGTTACAAGGAATGGAAGAAAACTTTGCAGACGGTAAGGTCAAAGGAAAAAGTCGCCCCGGTAGAGTTAAGAAGGCTGGTGCAAGTTGTAAAGGATCAGTTTCAGATTTAAGAGCCAAAGCTCGTAAATATGGCGGCGAAAAGGGTAAAATGTATCACTGGTGCGCTAACATGAAAAGCGGTAGGAATAAATAGTTTATTATGAAAATAAAAGAGCTTTTAGAAACAGCAACAGCGGGTTCGACTTCCTCGGGTAGTATTGCCACGATAGCTAATCCTCATATTAGTCCGGGCAAAGCCAGGGGAAAAAAGAGTTATACAGGAAGCCCTGGAAAAAGCGGAACAAAAGCTCCTCCCCAGCCCAAACCAGCTAATATGACCGGTAAAAATGCCCTGGACATGAAGACTAGTTTATTCGGCGAAGGCAATTTTGTCAAAAGATAAATAACATATGGACCTAATGAAACCCAAAGTCGACGATCACGAAGCTAAGATGGCTCGAGCCGATCTGATGAAATTGCACGAGTACAGTGCTAAATTATTCAGAATGATTGATGAAAATCAAGAATTAGACGGGTGGGTGCAGGCTAAGATAACAAAAGCATCTGATTATATTTCTAGTGTATATCATTATCTAGAATATGAAACAGCAGCTCGCGAGCAGATAGAACAAGGTCCCAGAACATTCGAAGAACAAGTTCAGGCTGAAGTAAAGAATAATTTATTAGAGCAATGGAGCAAGAAAAAACATGGCTGATGATAGCATACAAAGGAAAGTCATAACTGCGTTACAGCCAGCTGAACATAATAAATCAGCGGTATTAGATCGCAGACAGGCTCTACTAAAGTCAAATGTAAAAGTTGAAAATTTGCCGCCTGAGCAAAAATTCGTAAAAAAATTAGATACTCCCCGAGGAAAATAAAATGGATTTCAAATCATTGATTCAAAAAATAGATTCGCTGGACACACCTATCGAAACGGTGAAGGCTCCAACACTTGCTGCACCGATTCGCTTAGACGAAGATACAGAACTTCGTGTTTTAGCTGGTGTAACTGCTTTAACTGAGTCTGTGATCATGGAAAAGTCTGTGAGCAAGGCTCAGCAGAAAGCCGCTGGTGCAGCACTAGCAGCTAAAAGAGGCGATGCTCCTAAAAGTGAACTCAAGGGTGCTTCGAAAGAAATGATGAGCATGAGCACTAAAGAACTTGAAAAGTTCGCAGGAACCAAGCACAAAGGCCTACCAGAAAAGAAAACAGACGAGTCTGTTGAAGAAGCTTTTGATTCTGATGCAAAAGTAGGGGACAAGAAAAAAACACAACACGGTACTTTGACCAAAACTGCTACTGGTGTAAAACACGAACGTTCTTATAAAGGCGACGACAGCGACAAAGATGATGCACCAAAAGCTAAAAAAGCTAAAAAGGAATCTGTAGAATTAGACGACGATTTTTCAGATAAATTCCAGGCCATGGTAGAAGCCAAGAAGAAAGAAAAAGACGATAAGAAAAAGAAAATGGAAGAAGCTAAAAAGTCCAAGATGACCAAAAAAGATGAAAAGATGGATGAAGCGGCCAAACCAGATTTCTTAGACGTCGACAAAGACGGCAATAAGAAAGAGCCGATGAAGAAAGCCGCTAAAGAAGCAGATAAAGGCGAAGATAAAAAAGAAACAAAGGGTCTTTCTGCCAAGCAGAAAAAACTACCTCCTGGACTACAGAAAGCCATTGCTAAAAAGAAAGGTACAGCCGAGGGCGTAGAGACTAACAAAAAGGTAGTGGCAGAAAGTGTAGAACCAAAAATGTCATTCCGTGACATGATGAAGCTAGTTGTAGAAAGTGGCGGGCAACAACAGATCGATCCACTAGACAAGGAATTATTTGCTTGGGCTACTCGCGTAGCTGAAAACAAATTAGGAGAAGGTCTAAAGGCCGAAGTATATGCAGGTCTTGTATACGAGCGCATGGGCGGCGTATTTGAAATGTATGATGTTTTAAGCGAAGATCAAAAATAATTATTATTTTTTGGTAAACAAAAGCCAGTCATCCATTGACTGGCTTTTTTTATGACTTTATAATATATAACACATTACCTGGAGAATTAATAATGGCTAAAATGTACGGTCCGGAAGAAAAGGCTAAACTAGAGCGTTTAATTACAGAAGGCAGCAATGTTCTTCGTGAAGTAGAAGATCTTCAAGAGGGTCTGAAAGAAACTGTTAAAGCAGTTGCCGAGGAACTTCAAGTCAAGCCCAGTATCATCAATAAAGCGATTAGAATAGCACACAAGGATAATTGGAAATCACACGAAGAAGAGTGGGACGAAATCGAAATGATCTTAGGTGTCACTAAACGTCTACCAGAAAAAGATTAATGAACCAAATAACAAATGCCGTTGTCGATATCTACAAATGGGCAGAACGTGACTACAAAGAATGGCCTTTTAGGTTTTGTATTGAAGTTCTGGCTTGGGCCATTAGTATTGGTTGTAGTATTGCAATGGCTCTCACTGTTCCTACCCCTCCCTTACTCATTCTATATCCCATTTGGATTGCTGGGTGTGCTATGTATGGTTGGGCTAGTTTCACTCGTGGGAGCTTTGGCATGCTTGCTAATTACATTCTGCTTGTCGCTATTGACACTGTGGGCTTGGTCAGAATGATAAGTAATCTAGCATAGATGGTCGGCGGGCCATAAACCGCTTGTTGGTATTTGTGAGCCATAAATCACATAGGAGAAAAAATGAGTTACGTAGATGCTTTCTATGACAGAGAGCAGGACCTTATCAAGATAGTCGAAAGAGATGCCAAATCTCAAAGACAATTTAAAGAATATTCGCCAAGACATATTTTCTATTATCAAGATCCTAGAGGAAAATACGAGTCAATCTTCGGCGAACCTTTAACCAGAGTTACCTGCAAGAATATAAAAGAACTTAGAAAAGAGCTGGCTATCAACTCCAACCGGAGATTGTACGAGTCAGACATTAATCCTATCTATAGATGTCTTGAAGACAATTATCTAAATGTAGACGCTCCAAAACTGCACATCGCATTTTTTGACATCGAGGTCGACTTTGATCCAGAAAGAGGTTATGCACTTCCAGAGGATCCATTCATGCCGATCACTGCTATCACAGTCCATTTGCAGTGGTTAGATACACTTTTTACTTTGGCTCTTCCTCCTAAAACACTGTCAATGTCAGAGGCAGAGAAGCAAGTTTCAAAATTTCCTAATACCATGCTGTTCGAGACTGAAAGAGAAATGTTAGATACATTTCTCAATCTTATCGAAGATGCAGACATATTAAGCGGTTGGAATAGCGAAGGGTTTGATATTCCCTATACCGTGAATCGTGTAACCAAGGTATTGAGCCGAGAAGACACACGTAGGTTTTGTCTTTGGGATCAATTTCCTAAAAAACGAGAATATGAAAAGTTTGGCAAAACTGCTGTCACTTACGATTTAGTTGGTCGTGTACATCTAGACAGTCTTGAGCTTTATAGAAAATACACCTATGAAGAACGCCACACTTATCGTCTTGACGCAATCGGAGAAATGGAAATTGGTGAGAACAAGACTGTCTATGAAGGTACGTTGGATCAGTTGTATAACAATGACTTCGCTAAATTTATCGAATACAACAGACAGGACGTTGCACTATTAGATAAATTAGACAAGAAATTGAAATTCTTAGATCTAGCTAATAAAATCGCACATGAGAATACTGTTCTACTACAAACTACTATGGGTGCTGTGGCAGTAACTGAACAGGCTATTATTAACGAAGCACACCGTAGAGGCATGATCGTTCCTAATAGGATCAAACGAGAACCAGGAAGTGAACCAGCCGCAGGCGCTTATGTTGCTTATCCCAAGAAAGGTATCCATGAGTGGATTGGTTCTTTAGATATTAACTCACTGTATCCGTCAGCGATTCGTGCGCTAAACATGGGCCCGGAAACTATCGTAGGTCAATTGAGGCAAGATGGTACCAAGGCGTATATTGAAGCAGAAATGGCCAAGGGCAAATCATTCGCTGCTGCTTGGGAAGGCTTATTCGGTTCTTTAGAATATACTGCTGTAATGAACAGAGAAGTTGGTAGAGACATTACCGTAGACTGGGAAGATGGCAAAAACGATACGCTTAGTGCTGCACAAATCTATGATTTGATTTTTGAAAGCAATCAACCTTGGGTGTTAAGTGCTAACGGTACTATCTTTACCTACGAAAAAGAAGGTATCATTCCTGGACTGTTAGCACGATGGTATAAAGAACGTAAAGAGATGCAGGCCAAACTCAAGGAATGTATCGCCGCAGGAAATAAAATCGAAGAAGAATACTGGGATAAACGCCAGTTGGTTAAAAAGATTAACCTCAACAGTTTGTATGGTGCTATTCTTAACCCCGGGTGTAGATTTTTTGATAATCGTATTGGTCAGTCAACTACACTTACAGGTAGACAGATCGCCAAGCACATGGCCGGTAAAGTCAATGAAGTGATTACCGGCGAGTATGATTACAAGGGTAAAGCTATTATATATGGCGATACTGACTCTTGTTATTTTAGTGCATATAACGTCCTAATCAAGGATATAGAAAAAGGTTCGATTCCTTGGACTAGAGAAACTGTAGTTCAGCTTTACGATACTATTGGAGAAGAAGTAAATGGAACGTTCGTTAAATTCATGTCTGATGCATTCCACTGTCCTAAGACCAGAGGTGAAGTCATCAAAGCAGGTCGCGAGATTGTTGCTTCCAAAGGACTTTTCATTACTAAAAAACGCTACGCAGTCCTCTACTATGACAAAGAAGGAAAAAGGGCGGACGCCGGCGGCTCTCCTGGCAAAATCAAAGCCATGGGACTTGACCTAAAACGTTCTGATACTCCTGTTATCATTCAAGACTTCTTGTCAGAAGTGCTTACAAAGGTACTAACTGGTCATAGCAAAGAAGAAATCCTCGAATATATCACAGACTTTCGAACTGATTTCAAAACTAGACCCGGTTGGGAGAAAGGATCACCTAAACGTGCCAATAACATCACAGAATACGCCAGTAAAGAGAAGAAACTTGGCAAAGCTAATATGCCGGGCCACGTTAGAGCAAGTCTTAATTGGAATACGCTCAAACGAATGTTTGACGACAAATATTCAATGCAAATCACAGACGGAGCCAAAGTCATCGTCTGTAAAGTAAAAGATAATCCTATGGGATATACCTCAGTGGCTTATCCCGTAGACGAACTTAGACTGCCTCAATGGTTCAAAGACTTGCCGTTTGATGACGCAGAAATGGAGAACACAGTTATTGATGAGAAGTTAGAAAATCTCATCGGTGTGCTAGAATGGGATATCAGTTCTACTAGATCCGATAACACATTCTCAAAATTATTTGATTTTGAATGAATTCAAGGTTGATTTCAACTCACGATCTAAATATAATCTTAATTACATGGAGACTTTATAATGAAAGACATTCTACAAGACATAGTAAGCCATACTCAGAATCTTGGCTTCTTGACCACAGTTAAAATCACAGGCACAGAAGATAAAACCACAATGTTTTCGATGGCTGAGGATCGATCAGTTATCATGGAGGCAGACACTCATAATCCATATCCGGATATGATCGGAACCTTCGGTATGCCTCAACTACAAAAGTTGAAATATCTGCTAGACGGATCAGAGTACAGCAAAGACGCTAAAATTAACGTAACCTTTGCAGATCGCAACGGAGAAACTATTCCTGTCGGCATCCACTTTGAAAACAAAGATGGCGACTTTAAAAACGATTATCGTTTTATGAATCAGGAAATCATCAACGAAAAGATGAAGACTGTCAAGTTTCG